TCATATTCATCACTGCTATCATCATCTTCTTCTTTCAAATCATCGCTATTATATAATTCAAAATCTTGGTCATCTTCGTAACCTGCATGGAAATCATAAGCTAGCATAACATCATATTCTAAATCTTCATATCTTTCTTCTATCACACGGTGTATAATTTTAGGTTCATCTTCCTTTAGGTCAATTTCCACTAATGGAGGAGGTTCTTCATCTGGTACAAGCTTTAGCAGAGATATACTTTTGGATCCTTCCAAAGCAGTGAATTTTCCTTGTATTATCTCTATTGCATTTTTGGAAAAAGTTGGATATGGAGGTAGGAATCTCTTAACGGAAGTTGGGATAGATGAATAGAAATTATGAAACATTTCTTGGTATATCGAAAAACCACCACTATTAGATCTGCAATAAAGACCGTAGTTCAAAATGGCATCATTATCTCCTACAATACCAGGCAAATATGGTTTCTCATTGCTTCGGTGATCATGAGACATAAGGGGACTCAAATCATCTTGCATAATGTAATAAACATTACAGTTAATGTGTCTGGCCATATTCACACCAGTTGTGAATTTATCTATGATAAACATTCTGATTTCATGTTCTTTTTTGTTTGTTTTGTAAAATATTCTCCACTTCCTGATATTGTCTTTAACGAACATAGCGCTACCAAAAGCTATTACAGTTCCTTTGAACAAACGTACTTTTTGTAAAGATGCACTTCCCCATATCATAGCTCTAAAATTTTGTATCTGCAAGCCCTTAAATGTAAAAGGTTTGTTTTTAATTGGCATTTGATCTAAAGTAGCTGTAAAATCAAAAGTTCTAGGTATTTTATGATAAACTCCATCAAAGAACCTTATAAATGGTTTGCCAGCTGGAGCTTTGAAAGACAGACCTTGATAATGACTTGCTCTCTCCATTATTGCAATCTTTTTATGAAAATCAACTTCTTCAAGGGAAGCTATTTTCTTTTCTTCTTCAGAACAATGTTGTCTATGATGTATGCCGAAGTGCCTATAGCAACGAATACTCTGGATAGACTCACTCGGTATAAGACCGGATGTTCCTATTGTGCAAGGCATTCGGTCTGGCCATCGAGAAGCTCTGACATGGCAAGTTACTTTAGGCGGTTTCAATCTGTTCAATTCAGAAATATCAATTTCTGGTGTTTCTGACCTAAGTATATCGAAAAATCTATTTTTGATTTTAATTCTTTCTTTGTGAGAAATTGGTTGGATATACCTAGGCATTAATGATTCTGCTACTAAGCGCTGAGAATATATAGTCTTAGCAATTTGGTTTGCTCTTATTAAACCTGGTATGTCACTATGCTCAACTCTTCTTTTTGCTTTTTGTTTTCCTAAATCTATTTCTATCCTTTTGAGCATTTTATACAGAGGTACCTTACCTGTCAACACATCTTCTTTTTGTTCATCTGTAAACATGCTATACACTTTCTTTAAAGTAGAATCATCTCTTATCCAAAATCCTGATATATGTTGTGCCATTGATCTAGGAATTAAACCACATCTGAATAGCAACTCATATTCTTCATCATCTATCAGCCATTTGGTTCTAAAAACTCTTGACATAGCATACAAAGATGCTTCAACTGTATCTGGTGGGCATCCCCAAGACATTGTTGATCTACTTGTATTTATTATGTCGACTAAATCTCCAAATAAACTTTTTGAAAGGAGGGGTTGTACTGACAATGTGGAAAACACTGGAGATTGTGGAATCATGCCAGATCTCGATGCAATAACATTATTAAATTCTGAAAATCTTGGAGATTTGATCAGTTTTTTATCACTTGCAACCATCATAACATTGTTGAGTTTCAAGTTTGGAATATTGATAAAATTGGCTGATAGCTGTTCAAAATCATACCCATTGTCTATATTAGCGCTACGCTTAACATCATCTGATGTTGTTCTATATGAGAACATTTGGATTTGAGGAGCAATTGTTTCTATTATTCGAGCATTTGCTGAAACATATACTGAATTGACTGCACCACCAGTTACAGCTCCCATTCCTTGTCCCATATTCTTTTCAATTTGGGTAGATGTAGTTATATGTATTTTATTTTTGTCATCAACTAAGATTTTCTTAAATTCTAAGCCATCAGTGTTCAATTCATTGACTTTGCAATCGTGTGGATAAACTATCCATCTGGTTTTGTTCATCAAAGTCATAGATGCAGCTGTTGCCATAGCAGTCGAACCAGTTTCCATAGATATTGCAGCCAAACACAATGCTTGAAGTTGAGGCTCTTGCTCTTGACAAAATTTGGCTCTATCTTCAGATGCGTGAATTGCTCGTCTTTTAGCACAACAATCCACCGTGTCCATTATATGCTTATTGTATTTAAGAGGATCAGACATTTGATCTACTTCTAAAGGACCTGTTTGACTTTCAACTAAAGCTTCAGGGATATTTTGCTTTAATCTATGATCTGGATACATTTGTGATATTTCTCTATCTGCTTCTTTGGCATCTTTATAGTGCTGAAATAAATAATTTGGACTTAACTTTTCTGCTTTTGCGACTTTAACTATTAAATCATACATACCAGATATTGGCGCAAATTTTTTCAAGTATCTAGTCATTGAGTCTACAACCTTACCAGTTTTAAGCAAAGGCAAATCTCCTCTTTTGGAGAAAGAAGTGCAATGCCTATCTGTCATCATTTTCCAAACTGATAATCCTAGCATATTTTGGGATGAATCAACTGTTTCAATATCTCTTTTAGCTATACGACACAAAGCTATAAAGTACAATACATTCAGAGTAGGTACTTCCGGCGCTGAATCCATCAATTTCTTAAAATCTGCATATCTGTGACCTTTATCTAACATCTTTTTCAGAAATTTTAGTTGGTAAGATAACCAAGAATTTATCGTCTTTGATTCTTTCTTATGCCTCACTGCAGCTTCAGTAATTTTAACCATACAATCAGTAGCATGAGTAGAATCTCGCATATGCCATTGTATCATCTGTGAATAATCCTTTTCCAATGAGCACAACTGAAATGGTAGTCGAAACAACGGAGTAACATTAGTATTAGGTTTATCTTCAATAAATAATTGCATTTTTCTGAGAAGAAAATAATCAGGAAATCTGTGATGTTTACCTATCTTTCCTAGCTGTCCCATTATAAGAGAAGGTAAGTCTCCACTGTCTGATAAATGGCAGCAAGTAAGAAATCTATTCGCACCTGATCTATATGAAGTCATCCAAGTAGAATTAGATAATCCTCCCATAAGCATCATTAAAG